TTAGCTTCTACATCGGGAACCTAATATGGCAACTACACTCAATGCTGGAACCACAACGGCAACGGCACTAAACGTTATTACAGATACTACTGGGGCAATGGCTATCCAGACTAGTGGTACAACTGCAATTGCTATTAGCTCTGCTCAAGTAGTTTCTTTAACTAACCCATTATTGCCAGCTTCTGGTGGTACAGGTATTTCTTCTTTAGGAACTGGTGTCGCTACATTTTTAGGCACTCCGTCTTCAGCTAACTTAGCGGCTGCAGTAACAGATGAAACAGGTACAGGCTCTTTAGTATTTTCAGCCTCACCAACTTTTACTGGGGTACCTATAGCGCCAACAGCGGCAGCTAACACTAATACCACACAGATAGCTACTACTGCTTTTGTATTAACTAACGGCATACCTTCTGGTTGTATTGTTATGTGGTCTGGCTCTGTTGCTACTATTCCTACCGGTTGGTATATCTGCGACGGTACTAACTCAACCCCAGATTTACGTAACAAGTTTATTGTTGGTGCAGGTAGCACCTATGCTGTTGCAGCTACCGGCGGTTCCGCAGACGCTGTCGTAGTAAGCCACACCCATACAGCAACATCTACAGTTAATGATCCTGGTCATAATCACCAACCAGCAGGAGGCGGTTATTTTAGAACTCTTAGTTCTTCATTGCCTCAAGGCGGTGGATATACAGGTTCAGGTGGATCAAGCGATCCTGATACCAATACTGAAACAACTGGAATTACTGTATCAACATCAAACTCTACAGAAGGTGTTTCTGGTACAAACGCTAACTTACCTCCGTACTATGCACTTGCTTACATTATGAAAGCTTAATTATGTTTATTATTACTTGGTTATTTGACAAACTTGGCTACATGCCAAAAATCAACGTGGAAGTTGGCGCAGTTGCAGCTTGGCCTTTCCCAGAAAAAGTAGAAAAACCTAAGGTTACTGTAAAGAAAGCTACTACACGCACAACAAAGAAACCAGCAGTGGTTGCTAAAACAGCTCGTGCAAAGAAGGTGAAATAAAAGTGTGCCATGTCAGATCCGTTTGGTTTGTCCGAAGGAGTAAAGACTCTTAGCGGAAGCCTAGATGCGAGTCGGGAGGCTAGTAAAAGCTTGTCCAAAAGCATTGAAGGAGTTCAAAAAGACGGTTTAGATGTAGCACAACAAAAAGCCCAAGAGCGTATTAGGGCAAGACGAGAAGCAGAACTAAAGAAGCAAAATGCGCTGATTAAAGCGCTAGAAGATTGGCAGCAAAAGAAACAGATTAGTGACCAAGAAGCAAAGCTAAAAATAGATTTTGTTAGGAAGTACGGCGCTAAAGAGTGGGAAGCAGTGCTAAAGATTAAGTTGGAAATTGAGAACCTTCAAAGAAAAGACAATGAAGAGTTTCAGCATGACTTAAAAGCAGTAAGGCGGGTGCAGTTCTATTGCTTTGCGTTAGCGGCAGTAATTGCTTGGTATTTAACTTGGGGTATTAAAGGATAGATATGTTTGGAATAGATGACATCATCGGCGTCGGGATGAAAATATTGGATAAGGTAATTCCTGATCCAGCTGCAAAAGCCGAAGCGCAAGCCAAGTTGGTAGAATTACAGCAACAAGGAAGACTAGCAGAATTGCAAGCAGACACAGCAGAAGCTCAAGAGTTAACGAAACGTCAAGAAGCTGATATGGCATCGGATAGCTGGCTTTCTAAGAATATTAGACCTATGACTCTTATAGCTATTTTAGCGGGTTATTTTACTTTTGCAATGCTGTCGGCTTTTGATATTGAGACTAACCGTGCTTATGTAGAGTTGTTAGGTCAATGGGGTATGCTTATTATGAGTTTTTACTTTGGTGGTAGAACCTTAGAGAAGATTATAGGGATGAAGGAAAAGGCTAAAGATGATAAATAAAGAATCAGTTCCAGGGTTCGTAACCATTTGCGTAACTATAACCCTTTGTGTGGTCGTTGTTAGTATGGTTGGTACTATGATGGCTGGTATGTTTGACACCGACGTTAGTAACGACAAGATTTTTGAGGCTATTACGCCAGCATTCCAAACAATTATTGGTGGATTTATTGGTTTAATTACAGGTATAAAGATAGGACAGGACAGCAATGAGTCTGAGTAACGCACTTCAAACCCTCGGTATTGACCCTAAATGGGAGGAGCCGTTGCAGGCTGCCTTTGATAAATATGACATTAACACACCAAAGCGTCAAGCAGCGTTTATTGGTCAGTGCGCTCATGAATCTGGTAATTTTAAGACTCTTGAAGAAAACCTAAACTATCGCCCAGAAACTCTAATGAAGGTATGGCCTAGCCGTTTTCCTGATATGGAGACTGCTAATAAGTACGCACATAGCCCTCAGTTGCTAGCTAATAAAGTCTACGCTGGACGCCTTGGCAATAACCAAGAAAACGACGGTTGGAACTTTCATGGCAGGGGTTTAATCCAGTTGACAGGACGTGAAAACTATGACAGATGTGGAAAAGCAATTGGCGTTGACCTTATTAATACACCACAGCTTTTGGTTGATCCTAATTATGCTGCTCTGTCTGCGGGATGGTTCTGGAACAAACACGGACTAAACGAACTAGCCGATGCCCAAGAACACGGTCAAATTACTAAACGCATTAATGGCGGAACTTTGGGCTTAGATGATAGACTACAAAAAACAACTAAAGCACTTGCCGCACTAGGATAACCTATGCCATTACAAAAAATAGTCTTTAAGCCCGGCGTTAATAAAGAGGGCACTAATTATACCAATGAGGGCGGTTGGTTTGATTGTGACAAGATTCGTTTTCGTTCTGGCAACGCCGAGAAGATTGGTGGATGGACACGTCTTTCTAATAACACATTTGTAGGCATATGCCGCTCGCTTTGGAATTGGGGCACTTTAGTTGGCTCTAACTTACTAGGTGTAGGTACAAGTAAAAAATATTACGTTGAAAGCGGCGGTGACTATAACGACATAACTCCATTGCTATTAAATAGTAGTGGCAGCACAACTACTACACTTGGATCTAACGCTTTAGGCACAACAAACGGCTCAACCGCTGTAACAGTAGATGACGCTATTAGTGGTATTTCGCCAAGTATTGGGGATTACGTAATCTTAACTAGCACTACAACTGTTGGTGGTTTGACTATTTCTGGCGAGTATACCGTTACTAAAGTTAATAGCAGTATTCAATATGAAATAACAGCTAGCGCAGCGGCATCATCTACAGCAACAGGTGGTGGTACAGTAACGGTCCAATACGAATACCCAGTAGGTAACGACACCTACACTACAAGTACAGGTTGGGGTGCTGGTAGTTGGTCTCCAACAGATACTGCTACTTTAGGCGCTAATCCGTTTACCGTAACTGCTGGTAGTGCTGTTGTTACAGTTACGCAGAATGCCCACGGTTACTTAACTTCTGCGGGTTCTTTTATTGTAGGGCAGCAATATAAAATTGTAGCTGTTGGGTCTACTGACTTTACTCTAATTGGCGCTTCTGCAAATACAGTCGGTACAATTTTTACCGCTACTGGTGTAGGTACTGGCTCAGGTACAGCGTCTATTGCTTGGGTAGCTTTTCTAGGTGTAACTGATTTAACAGCTACGCCGACTACATTTAGTATTTCTGGCACTAGCGGTTTTGCTACAGGTACTTATGGTTATTCCGGAACTACCCCTTCTATTTCTGCCGTTCCAGCGGCTTGGCTAAACAGCACATTTGAGCTTACTTATGTAGATGCTAATACCTACACTGTAACTATGGTAGCCCCTGCAAGATACGGAGCAGTTAGTGGTGGTTCTTCTGTTGTTGCGTACCCACAATATGGCTCACGTCCTTGGGGTTCTGCAGCATCTGTTGGTATTGCGCAGCAAATGCGGATATGGTCTAACGACAACTTTGGTCAAGATTTATTTATTGCTCCTCGTGGCGGTGGGATTTATTATTGGATTCCAGCGGGGCAAAGTTACCCAGATGCAACTGCAGGTGGTTTTACAACTAGAGCACAATCCCTAGCAGTGCAATCAACTGCTGCTGGTTTCGATGGTGACTTTGTACCAAATACAACTAACCAAATTCTTGGTTCTGCAATTCAGCGTTTTGTTGTTGCTTTTGGCGCTAACCCATATGACCCTACGGATTCAGAAACTGCATTTGATCCGTTACTAGTTCGCTGGTCAGACCAAGAAAACCCGTATGACTGGGTGCCACAAGCAACAAACCAGTCTGGTGAATACCGCCTTAATATTGGTTCTTATATTGTCTGCGCTAAATCAACCCGTCAAGAGATATTAATTTGGTCTGATGCAGCTATTTATTCTATGCAGTACCTTGGGCCTCCTTATGTTTGGGGTTTTCAATTACTGCAAGATAACATTTCTATAATGGGGCCAAACGCTTCTATTACAGTTAACAACATAACCTATTGGATGGGTACGGATAAGTTTTATCGCTATAACGGGCGTGTGGAAACATTGCCTTCTACCTTACGTCAATACGTTTATCAGGACATCAACATAAACCAAAACTTCCAAGTTTTTGCGGGGTCTATAGAAGGGTATAACGAGATTTGGTGGTTCTACTGTTCTGCCGAGAGTGATACTATTGATCGGTATGTTATCTATGATTACCTAGACGATGTATGGGCTTACGGTACTATGAGCAGAACCGCTTGGTTAGATTCTGGATTACGCCAATACCCAATGGGGGCTGATGCGGCTAACTTTAGAATTCTTTACCATGAAAACGGCAATGACGACGTATCAGGGTTAACCCCAGTACCTATTGTTGCATACGTTCAATCATCTGACTTTGACATCGGTGACGGGCATAACTTTGGTTTTGTGTGGCGTATTTTGCCTGACTTAACTTTTAATGGTTCTAGCTCAAACTTACCAGAAGTAACGATGACCGTACTACCACGGGTTAACTCAGGTACAGCTTATGGAACGCCTGATAACCCAAGAGTACCAAGTTCACAAAACTATACGTCTAGAAATACTTATGCGGTTCAACAGTTTACTGGGCAAGTATACACCCGCATTAGGGGTAGGCAGATGGCGTTTAGAATTGAGTCTACTGGGTTAGGTGTTGCTTGGCAGATGGGCTTTCCACGTATTGATATAAGACCGGACGGACGCAGATAATGGCATATAACGCTCCCTTACGTGCACCAAAAGCACCTAACTTACCTAATGCCCCAATGGCGGGATATAGCCCTACATATTTTGACCAGTATTCAAACGTGCTTCGTCTTTATTTTAACCAGATAGATAACTTTACCCAAGCAACTGCTATACCCCTTTCTGGGACTACT